TGCGGCCATGAGTGGGGATCATTCCCCGATGCTGTCTACTACAAAACAACAGCATGTATTATACCATAGAAGTTTGTAGAAGTCAATACCTTTAATGTGTTTCTGCCCAATTATTTCCAACTTTATAATCACAGTCCAGATCACACTTAAAATTTAGTATCTCTTGTGTAGTTTTCATAGCCTCCTTTGTTACCTTGGTAAAGCTATCTATGTCTGGCTTGGCTACCTCAAACTGGTACTCGTCATGCACAGACGCTACAAGCTTGGCATCAAGGCCATGCTCCCAGATCATTCTGTCCATTTCTACCAGCCACTGCTTACAGACAATAGCACCAGCACTTTGAAGAAGTGTATTAAGAGTTGCATGTTCATGTCTTATGTGAAGCATACGACCATCAAGACCTTCGATCCTGCCAGATTGGCTGTCATTTAAAACTTCCTCCTTTAGCCTGTCAAGTTTGGCTTCCGAAGTAATATCATTTCGTAAATCTGCAAGTGAGGGCATGTTCTTCAGAAACTTTGCAATAAGTTTTTCCCCCTCTGACCATGAACCACCAACAATACTTCCTATCTTGCCGGGGCCAGCACCGTATAGAAAAGCATAGATAAATGTCTTTGCCTGATCTCTGGTCTGTAGTCCAGCAGCCTTCTGGTTGGCAGTGTGAACGTCACCTGTCAGAACTTCATTGGTGAACTTCTCATCTTCCATGTAGTGTGCAAGGCAACGAAGTTCAAGGCCACTGGCATCTGTACCAACAAGCTGATGGGTATCAGGATTGGAGATAGTCCATAGTTCACGACACTCCTTACCATAGGGAGAATACACAGCAGGAACCTGTGCCATGTTAGGCTTGTGATGTGCCATGCGTCCTGTGATGGTCTTTAGTGTTAGCACTCTACCATGCACCCTGTCCTTGTCACTGCACTCCTGTATCCAAGACTTGAGGAGTCCTGTTCGTTTCTGTAGAAGAAAGTAACGAGAGAACATCTGTGCCTCTGGTAGATCAATCTTGTCTAACACTGATTCATTGATTACTGCCCTGCCTGTCTCAGTGTGTTCAGTAAACTTAACACCCATCTCCTCCAGACGTTCTGCAATATGTATGCGGCTGGCAATGTTGAACTCTGTTACCTTATCCTTCAGAGGCTTTCCTGTCTTCTCCGATACTCGCTTCTCCACCTTGGGAGGAAACATATCGTGTGCTTTCTCCTCAAGTTTATATAACTCATCAGATAGATTTGCTTCCAGTATCATGGCCTTCATAATATCAAAGGCAAAGCCATTCTCCTGTTGCTTGTCCACAATGCTACGAACCTGACGTTCCAGATTGTAAGACCTATCTGAGAAGTCCTTGCCCTCTTTCTCCAGAGCCATGCCAAGCTTCTGTGTTACATTAACATCCTGCTTGCAGTACTCCAACATCTCAGGAGAGAAATGATTAAAGTCGCTATACTCTATCTTTTCAGAGCCTAGACGTTTACCCCAAGCTTCAAGAGAGTGACCGCCATCTCTCACAGGATTATATAGTTGAGACTCAATCAGTGTGTCTCGTATCTGATCTAGCCTGATGTCAGAACCTGTGAGCCTGTTAAGAACAGGGGCGTCAAAGCTGATACCATTATGCATAATAAAAGTATCAATGCGCTTTGACCACTCCCTGAACTCACCACACTCACCCTGCACCCACTGTCTCGTCTCTCCTGTGTCGTACTTCTTTGCTACTATACAATGTATTTCTTTTGCGTTGAGACTATCAGTCTCTATGTCCACCACTGCTTTCATTGTTCATATCCACTAGGTATGCATCTGACATTGGAATGTGAAAGAATTGTTCGCCCTTTCTAATGTTACGGTTGGATGCTTCTTTAACCTCTGAATTAAGCACGGTGTCACCATCCATGAACCATGCCTGACTACAATCATTACGGAAGACCACGAATGTAAGAAGATCATTATAACATTCCTCTTTCCACTTGTCAAGCAGTCTTTTCTTTCGATAAGGTATTCGTATCTCTTTCCATGAGTCAGGCCATGGCGTTCGCCAAGAATACTTTACCTCTACCTCATAGAGGTGGCGAGGCAAATCAGGTGCCACTGTACTAACAATGTCGAAGTAAGTAGTTTCGTTTGTGTTGATGTTAGTGTGATCATTCTCTTTCAACCACCTAACCATAGCATCTTTAGCAGCTTTGTCAGCTACGTCATAGAGAGCTTTATCGAATCGCTTCTTAACCGTCATTGTCATTCTCCAAGAAGGGGTTTCCAATCTCTGTCATACGCCCGGTCTGTCCATCGTAGTGCAGGTAACATGCCACGCCAGTGTCTCCGGTGTACCTGTTCTTCAGGATACGGATGGTGGTGGTGTTAGCTTCGATAGGATCGTCTGCCTGTTGATCACGCTCCAATGCAACCACTGCATCAGACAGGTGAGCGATGGAGGCAGAGCCTCGCAGATGCGAAAGCGTAACCTCACGACCATTCTCATGACCGTTGTCACCTGATGGCCTACGCAGATGGCTGACCAAAAGCAAGGCAATACCTGTCTCTTCCACAAGAGAGCGAAGCTTGGTCATCAGAATGTCGATAGACTTACGTTCGTCTCCATTGTCCTCCTGACCAGATACAAGGATAGACAGGTGATCAAGGAAGACCCACTTGCAGTCCAGACCCTTTGCCATGTACCTAACACGATCAAGGATTTCATCGTTGCTGATACTACCAAAGTGATCGAAGGCAAAGAACCTACCACTGCCAATGGTCTTCTTCTCGTATTCGTCTAGCTGTTCCTGCGTGTACTCCTTACGAATCTCACGGATGTAGAGCCTAGCATTTGCTTCAACGCTCATGATGTTGAATGCAGTCTGCTTGGTGTTTTCCTCCATAGCAAGCACACCAATATTATCCTCGGTGTTCTGCATGATATGATACATAAGCTCACGCATGATGCTGGACTTACCCATACCAGCACCAGAGGTGAACGTGACAAGCTCCCCGGTACGCATACCATAGGTCTTCTCATTCATTCCGTTCCACGGGTAGGGACAGGTCTGGTTCTCGGTCTCGTCATAGAGAGACGCACCAAGGTCGGCAAGGTTGATGATACCTGCTGGCGTGTAGGTGCGAGAGTTCCACCATGCCTCTGTAAACTTCTGACGTTGGCCCGTCTTGAGATACTCATTGGCATCCTTCAGTTCAAGGTCAACGATCTTACACTTGTTAGGCTCAAACAGCTTGGCTACTTCCTGCGCTGCCTTCTTACCCGGCTCATCGTTGTCAAAGCAAAGCACCACGGTATCGAACTTACTGAGGTAGCGGAGTGCTTGCTTACAGTTCTTCAGTGCTGACGCTGCGCCATTCTTCAGGGAAACAGAAGGCCACTTGGAACCCATCAACTCATAGGCACTCATGGCATCTAGCTCACCCTCACATACGGTAATGAACTTGCCGCCCTGATTGAACAGGTTCTGACCAAACAAACCACAGCCAGAGAGATCACCCTCTGACCAGAACTCCTTGTCATTGGTACGACGAAACTTACTACCAACGTGCTTGCCGTTCTCGTCATAGTACTTATACTGATGGTGCGTGATCATGTTACCACTCTTGGCAACAGTGACATCATACTTCTTGCATGTTGCTAAACTGATACGCCTGTCTGAAATGTCAGCGTACTTATACTCTGCCTTGTTTTGTGTATTCATTGGGACCACCTTCTTTACAGGTTCCGATTGCATGTCTTTGATATCCTTGTTAGGGGTTGAGGTGTGGCACTTGTGACAGTAAGTTCCCCAATCGTTAACGGTAACACAGGTTGTGCCACCGCAGTCGGGACAGGATTGATGGGTTTTAACGGGAGGCATTACCACTTTCCTTTGCTGTGTTTATGTAACTCAGAAGATATCTCTTTTCGTTGTGCAGCTAACTCCTTTTCTAGTGATATCAATGTTTCAATTTTATCCACCCTTTCAAGGCCACGCCATGCTGCCTTAAATGATGTCTCAATCTTACCTCGTGTCTTTGGTTTATATACTTCAATAAGAACTTCCATATCTTTATCCTCTTTGGATTTCATAAACTCCTCGTGT